AAATGGCACCAGTTAAATAACGACGGGTCGATCGCGCAAACGGTTACGGCCCCTGACAAGGCGACCGCCCTCGCACTATGCGGGGGCGGCATCGTCGTCTCGGCTATATCATACCGGCTCGATGTTCACAAGTTTCAGCCCGTACAAACCGTAGTCACCGATATTGAACAAACGCAATACCGAAAGCCGACACCGGCCTACAGCTACAAAAAGGGGTGGCTCCGCCTTATCGAAATTGCCGACCGTACCGGGGTGCCGCAGAACAAGCTCCGGCACCTTGTAGATCGGTGGCGTCTCCCTTGTGAGATCGTTCAGTTCGGTGGCAGGCGCGTCAGGTTTTATCACCCCGTCGTAGCGCGGGACATCCAAAAACGCCTTGCCGAGCGGCAGAAATAATGACAAGGCGTTGTCCGGTTTGCGACGAGAGCCGCAGGGATGCGGAGGCGATCCGCATTCACAACATTCGGTGCGCACAAACGGGAGAGCGAGCTTACCCCAAACCGCCACGATCCTACCCTAAACTGCCCTATGTCCCGCGCCCGCCTCGCCGTTGACATCGCGCTTACCGCGCTCTTTCTCGCCTGTACTATCCCGCTCCTTCTCCTTCTTTTCCTCTTACCGCATTCGATCCGTGACCGAGCCCACCTCCCAACTGACTGACGAATCACCTGACGGCATCTGCGATGACTGCCTCGATCCCGACCCATTTCTGCGCAAGATTACGTTAACAGAACGAAATGGTCCCGAGATTCTCCCGGTCGATGTCTGGCTCTGCCGGGATTGCATCAACAATCATTTGGGAGACTAATATGGAATATGCCCTCGTACCGGTCGGGGATATCTACCCGAACCCCAAGAACCCGCGCTTTGTCCGCGATGCCAAGTTTCAGCGGCTCGTCGAGAGCGTGCGCACCTTTCCCGAGATGCTTAAGCTCCGCCCGATTATCGTCGATGGCAACGGGATGATTCTCGCTGGCAATCAACGCTATCAGGCCGCAAGGACTATCGGGATGTCCGATGTACCTGTTATCCGTGCCGCCGATCTTACCGAGGCACAACAGCGGGAGCTTGTCATTAAGGACAACGTACACGCTGGCGAGTTTGCTTTTTCCTCCTTCTTTGAAAATCACGACGACTGGGATGTGTATGAGTTAACGTCGTGGGGGCTTGACCTTCCGTTCCTCCCAAACGAGGACCCCAAAGCCGATCGGACAACCGTAACGGATCGCGATATTAATGCCGCCTCCGAAAAGCTACAAGACCCGTTTAGCCGCGGCACTACACAGAAGCAAATGACCTGTCCTAACTGCGCACACGATTTTTATGTCGACGGTTAACGAGCGGTCGGTCGCGTTGGCGCGACTCATAGACGCCATCCCGGGGCAGATCTGGACGTTTGCTAAAACGATGCCGTGGATCCCGCACGAATACGCCCTGCGCGAGCGATGGAACGATAATCCCGGCCTCACCTTTACCGAGGCAGTCGAGATCGTGCGCACTTATGGGTACGAGGACCGGTTCGGCAAGCGAACCTTTGTTTACCTCAATGTCGGGGAATGGAAGTATTGGACGATGGGGAACCCGATCGAGCAAACCCGGGTGCTTAACCGCGCCCCGATCGTGCGCCAGCGAAAGCCCGTATGACCCGGATAATCGTCCGAGCGGTACCGGAGCGTGTCGACTGCATTGCATATCTGCGGCGGCATCTTCCGAGCGCCGAGTGGGTATTCGATGAACGGCGCGATGCGTGGGATACGTTTATGCGGGCGCTCGATCTCGCAGGGCAAGACCCGTGTATTCACCTCGAGGAAGATATTCTGTTAACGCAAGGATTCCTGTCAAAGATCGAGGCATTTATCGACGAGACGCCGCATCGCGTCCTGCAGTTCTTCTCGATGCGCAAGGCCGATCTTACGCTCGGGACCCGCTTTGATCGCAACTACCTAATGAATCAATGCTTCTATCTGCCCTTGTCGTATTCGCGACAGATCCGGGAGTATGCCGACCAATGGCCTCGCCGCGCCGAACATCCGACGGGCACGGATACGATGATCAATGACTTTCTGCGCTCCCGCCGAGAGCCGTACCGCTTGCACGTGCCAAGCTTAGTTCAGCATCGCGAAGTCAAGAGCGCGATTAACCCCCGCCGCAGTAGTAAGCGGCAAAGCCTAAGCTTCCGGGATCCGATGCCGTGATCACGACCAAGATGATTACTGCGCAAGAGATTCGTCCGTATATTAAAGAGGCACAGGACGAACTCTTGACGTTTCAGAAGGCAGAAAAGACCCTGTATCTCGGAGCCTATACCGAGGACAATCAGCTTGCCGGATTTGTCGGGATCCTTCTCTCGGGCCCGCGCACGTTTTTTAAGAACGATTATGTGCTAAGCCAGTATAGGAACCGCGGGATCTATACGACTTTGTTCGAGCGGCGGCTTGAACTCTGCCGGAAGATGAGCATCCGATCGGCGGCGGCATTCGTTACGGATTCAAGTCTACCGACCTATGTAAAATACGGTGCCACGGTACATCGGCGGCGTGGGTTAACAACCTATGTTACCATCCGGCTATGAAGATCTACTTATCAGAGGATGTGCTTACCGCGGCCCGCAAGCGTATCGCGTGGCTGTTTGACGAGTTTCCGCAAGTCGTCGTCTGCTTTTCTGGCGGCAAGGATTCTTGTGTTGTGCTAAACCTTACGCTTGAGGAAGCCGAGCGGCGGGGGCGGCTCCCGGTCCCGGTAATGTGGATTGATCAGGAGGCCGAGTGGCAAGCGACGGTCGACTATGTGCAGACCGTTATGGAGGACCCCCGCGTCCAACCGCTCTGGTTTCAGATGCCGATGCGCCTCTTTAACGCGACGAGCGCTGAGGAACCGTGGCTTTGGTGCTGGAACCCCGAGGACGAAGCCCGCTGGATGCGACAGAAGTGGCCTCAGGCCGTCACGGAGAACCCGACGGATACCGATCGGTTCGCCGAGCTATTCCCGGCCCTGATTCGGCATTACTACCCTAACACGCCGGTTGCAACAATCGGTGGCGTCCGGGCCGAGGAGAGCCCCGCCCGGGCGATGGGGGTAACGATGCAAGCAACCTACAAGTGGGCAACGTGGGGCACGATCTCCGACCGAAAGCGGGGGCACTACAACTTTTACCCGATCTATGATTGGGGCTACCGCGACGTGTGGAAGGCCATACACTCAAACGGATGGACCTACTGCGACATATATAACAAAATGTATCAGTACGGATACCACGTTCAGGATATGCGCGTTAGCAATCTGCATCACGAAACCGCGACCAAGCACCTCCGGTTCCTACAGGAAATCGAACCGGCAACGTGGAATCGGCTTGTCTACCGGCTCCGTGGCATTAATACCGTTAAGCACTTACAACAGGTCGCCCTCGAGCCAGTTAAAACCCTGCCGCCGATGTTTGCAACGTGGGCCGAGTACCGAGATCACCTCCTTAAGTACCTGATAACGGACGACGACAAGAGGGAGGGGTTCGCCCGCAAGTTTGCAAAGCTAGATGTCAAGTACGCCCGTATGCGGTCGCAAGAAAGGCGGCACAAGGCCGAGATCGGCAGTATCCTTGCTAACGACTTTGAGTTTACAAAGCTCGGCAACTGGGAAGCGAGCCCTGTGGTAGCTACTTGGCGCAAGTACGACCGCGGCGACCAGATTCCCCTAAAGCACCTTCAAACCAACCCCTACATTAATGGCTAACAGTCTTTCCGACGTTATCGACGAGGTATGGGCCTACCTCGACTCCTGCGACGATCACGACGAGCGGCTCCGGGCGATCGAGGAGATCCGGGACAGCCTCTCTGTCCGGTCCCCCCTCCGCAATCAGCCGGTAGATCGCGTCCGATGGGTCCCGATCGATCAGGTCGAGGCCAACGACTACAACCCTAACTCGGTCGCTGGCAAGGAGATGTCCCTCCTTTATACCTCGATCAAGCACGACGGCTACACTCAGCCCGTTGTCGTCATCCGGGACCTCGAGCGCGGCAAGTATGTTATTGTCGACGGCTTTCACCGCTACTTCACCTGCAAGACGAACCCCGACATCCGGGAGCGGAACCTCGGCTACCTCCCTGTTGTCGTCATCGAGAAGGACCTAAACGACCGCATGGCCTCGACCGTCCGGCATAACCGCGCCCGGGGGGAGCATTCCGTCACCGGGATGGCGCAGATGGTCTTTTCAATGCTCGACCGCGGCTGGTCCGACGCCGCGATCTGCAACGAGCTAGGGATGGAGCCCGAAGAACTGCTGAAGCTCAAGCACATCACCGGCTTCTCGAAGCTGTTTGAGAATGTCGAGTACGCGAAGGCGTGGGAGACCCGCGCCCAGATTAAACTACGTCAAGAATGGCAAGCGCAAGAATCACAAGGAGTTAGCTAATGCCCGGATCCGCCCGCCCAACCACAACTAAACAACAGAAAAAGGCGATGCTCGAGGCCCTCCGGCAGACGCTCGGCATCGTAACCGCCGCGTGTGATAAGTCCGGGGTCCCTCGGCCTACCCACTATATGTGGATGCGTAACGACCCCGACTACAAGGCCGCGGTCGAGGATCTCGGGGAGGTCGCCGTTGACTTTGCGGAGTCAAGCCTGTTCCAGCAGATCCGAAACCAAGAGGCAAGCGCGACGATCTTCTTCCTCAAGACAAAGGCCCGTCATCGAGGCTATATCGAGCGCAAGGATCTTGACGTTACGAGCAAGGGGGAACACGTTGCCAAGCCCCCGATCGCGTGGACTGACGATCTTGTGGATCCGCAACAGCCGTGACCGCTGTCGCTGAACCCGCGGCCTCGAGGGTCGTCCTCCTTAAACAGTACCGGCCCCTGTTTCGGCAGACCCCGGTACTCGGCGGGGACGCCCGCTGGCGGTATGCCTTTGTTACCGGGGGCCGTGGCTCCGGTAAGTCATTTCACGTTGCCCTTGCCCTGCTTAACCTGACGTATGAGCCGGGGCACGTTATCCTGTTTACCCGCTACACGTTAAGCTCTGCCGATGTGTCGATTATCCCCGAGTTCCGGGAGAAGATCGGCCTCTTAGCAGTCGAGGATGATTTCTACATTACCCGATCGGAGATCGTTAACCTCCGCACGGGGTCCCGGATCCTATTCCGCGGCATTAAGACTAGCTCAGGGAACCAGACCGCGGCCCTTAAATCGATTCAGGGTGTGACAACGTGGGTGCTTGACGAGGCCGAGGAGCTAGTAGACGAGGAGACATTCGATCGCATCGACCTCTCAATTCGCCACAAGACCCTGCCCAACCGCGTTATTGTCGTCCTTAACCCGACCAACGAGGAGCATTTCCTCTACCGGATGTTTGTCAAGGATCCGCGGCCTGACACCCTTTATGTGCATACGACTTGGGAGGATAACCGGCACAACCTCTCGGCAACGTGGATTCAAAAGGCCGAGGAGATCCGCCTTGCCAACCCCGCCCGCTATGCGCACATCTTCGAGGGCCGCTGGTCAAAGGATAACCCCGGCCTCCTCTGGACCCGGGGGCAGATCGAGCGGTGCCGCATCCTTTCCGCCCCGACGGATCTCCGGCGCGTCCTTGTAGGCGTCGACCCCGCGATGACCGCCACGATGGACAGCAACGAGACGGGTATTGTCGTCTGTGGGGTTGACAAGAACAAGAAGGCATACGTCCTCGAGGATCTCTCGGGCCGGTATACCCCGAACCAATGGGCGACGGTTGCGGTACAGGCGGCAAAGCGGTGGAACGGGAGCATCGTCGCCGAGACGAATCAGGGCGGCGATCTTGTCAAGTCGACCGTTCAGACCGTTGACCGGACGGTGCGCGTTATCGATGTCCGGGCTAGTCGGGGGAAGTATGCCCGGGCAGAACCCGTCTATGCGCTCTACGAAAGCAACGCCGTGTTTCACGTTGGGGAGCATCCGACCCTCGAGCGGCAGATGCTTAACTTTCACCCGGATCAGAACGCCATCGACAGCCCGGATCGTGTCGACGCCCTTGTGTGGGCGTTAACATCCCTTATGCTTCAAAGCGCCGATGCCTTCGTTATTTAAGACCCCCTTGCGCACTTGCTCGCTCTCACGTTACTGTGTATCGGCGGGGTATATTCACGCGAGGCACCGACTTGACTAAATCACAGCGCAAACCGTTGTTGATGCGCGTGGGCGATGCGCTCCGTGCTATTTCGGGACGAGCCGGTGAGGATACCCGCGCCATCGTCCCGTTGACGTATCCGAACATTCCCGGATCACAGCAGATGTCGCTGGTGCGCACGGCGAACCCCGGCGAGTACCGTTACGACGGCGCGACTGTTCGATCGCAAGGCTTTAATAAGCACCCCGTTGTTCACGCCTGTATCCGGGCCGTCGCTGACATTGTGGCCTCGATCCCGCTCGTCGTCCTCCGCGAGCGTGGCGACTACGAGAGTCGTGTCGATAGCAACGACCCCCTGCAAAAGCTCCTCGACTATCCGGCCCCGCGGCTTACGGCGCGGCAGTTCCGGGCGAAGTTTGCCGTCGACTATCTTGGGTATGGCAACGCCTTTTTCCAACTCGAGCGCCTCGGGCCGAACCGTCCGCCGATCGGCATCCGACCGATTAACGCCGAGTCGGTTCAGCAGGTCTGGATCGATCCCGAGGGCGATGCGCGTCGATACGATTATGGCAACTGGGCTGGCATTATCGTCGAGGTCCCTGTCGAAGACATCTTGCACTTTAAGGATCTCGATATGGGTCGCCCGTTTCAGGCCGAGGTGTTCGGCTACCCCCGCGGGGCGACGGCGATCGGCTCAATGCTTGCAGATAACGAGGCGACGCAGTACGTCCGTCAGGTTGTTACGAACGATGGCACCCCGACCTTTGCCGTCCTAATGAACGACGAGGCGACCACGGACGATGCCGCCAATATGCAAGAGCGGTATAAGCAACGGATCGTCGACCGCGGGAAGCGCGGCACCCCGGCATTCTTTGGGGCCGTGCGGGACATTAAACCGCTCGGCTTTACCCTCTCCGACC